TTATGAAGGCGCAAGAAACTACTCAATCTTAGGAACAAAAGAAGAAGGTGTTATTGGTATGTTTGGGTCAACCCCATGTGCCTATGAAAAAGATTATGGTGTAGCTTGGATGTTATCAAGCGACCAATTAAGAAACCATGTAAGACAATTTTTAAAAGAATGTCCTCATTGGGTAAACGAAATGGGTAAAGGTTATAAGTATCTTTACAATTTTGTAGATGAACGGAATTGGGAAACTTTAAAGTGGTTACAGTTTTTAGGATTTGAACCAAAGAAAAAGTTACCCTACGGACATGAAAAATTAAATTTTATATTAGTAATGAAGGAGTTAAAATAATATGTGTACAGCAGAAGCGCAATTTGCTTTAAATGTGGTTAGTTCAGTAGCCGACCATAACGCTAAAAAAGATGCTGCATATAGAACTTCTGTTTCAAACTTTCATGCTAAAAATGCCGCGAGTGCGGCTTTGTTTGATGACTACGGACAAATAGATAACAATAAAATTAACGCAGCAAAAGAAAAGTCAGCAGAAAAACACGCAATCAAAATTGAAAAGATTGCAGAAATGTCAAAACAATTGGCACTTAATGTTGGTAACGCTACAGCAATTTATAAAGACGTAGGAACAGACACAGACAAAGACTTTATGGATGTTAACATGGCGTTTACTAAAGACATGATTTCATTTAACAGACAAGAAAACGAAGCTTATGCTTCATACGCAAATACAATTAACAATCTTCCAGTACCAGTAATGCCAAGTGATATGGCATTAGCAATTAACATTGCTGGTGGCGCAACTGAATATGGAAGTAACCCAGATAGAAAATATTTTAAATCAGACTCAGGAGTTAAAGTAGGAGACGCACCATAATGGCATACGAATCACAATACAAACCAGTATATTATCAAAGAACTTCAACAGGTAGACCTAGAGAAGCTAAAGATAGTGAACTAAATCAAATTTCAAATTCGCTAAAAAACTTTAATAAATCTTTTGCCAAGTTTACTGACAATTATAAAACAGAACAACAAAACGAAGCACAAGATGTTTTTGATAATTTAAAAGCACAAGGTATTACAGACCCAGATGAAATCAAAAAGTTAATTGATAACAATGACCCTAGAGTTGCTAACTTAAAAGGTTACTACACTCAAGCCGTTGTAAATTCTAATTTTGGTTTATCACACGCTATTGAAGATTTTAACTTAGTTCAAACTAAAGTTAACAACATAACTGGTGGTGATGAAAAAGGTGACGCTATGGCTAATCTAAATATAGATAGCTTATTTCAATCAGTTAATGAAAATAATGAGCCTACAGGTAATCCTATAAGAGATTTAAGTACACAAGATAAATCTTACACTAGAGCATACACTGACTCTATGAACCAAATGAGATTGCAATTAGAAGAAAAACAATCAATAGCAAAAGGTTTACAACTTAACAGACAAACTAATGCTTCAGCTTTTCAAATTATTGCTAAATCTTGGGAACAAGGTGGTGCATGGTCTGAAGAAAAAGCTGTAGGACCAGGTGGCTCAGAAAAAGAAACAATCTTTCATTCATCAAGTAGAGTACAAGATTTAGAAAAGTTAAGAACAGATAAAGTTGTTAATGAAAAATTTATAAATAAAGATGAATGGAACAAACAAGTATTAAATTATTTTGAACAAGTCGTTGACTTACAAGACACTGGTTTAATTACTGACCCTGGAATGTTAGACGACATTGTTACTTATCTTACAATGAAAAGAGGAAGTAAAAAAGATTTACCTTCTTATTTAAGAACACCTAAAACACAAGAACAAGCTACAAAAATTATTGACAATATTAAAGGTAAAGTCGCAGGCTCAAGTAAAATGGCTATTGCTATGGATTTAATTAGTAAAGGTCATGCTTATAAAAAAGATGAAGTTACCTATGTAAATAAAAGTGGTGAAGTAAAAGTTGGATTAAGTGATGAAGACATGGCTGACGCAATTGTTCTTTGGTCTACACAATATGCTAGACCTTTAATTAATCAACAAGTTGCAGACGGTGATGTTCCTAAAGAATACGCAGAAATGGGTTTATTTCAGCTTACATCAAAAATGTTAGACTCAAACGGTTTAACACATCCTACATGGAAAAATGAATTATCAATGGGATTTACTTCTCTTAATGTAATTAAAGTAGCAGGTAATGCAGATACACTAGACCCAGATGGAATTAATATTTTTGAAAGAGGATTAGAACGTTTTAGAAAACTTAATTTAAACTACGGTGGAAAAATTCCAGGTAAATATTTATCAACAGAAGAAGCTTCATTTTATACAGCAGTAGATAATCTTATGCGTAATACTAACATGGGTAAAGAAGCTGCGATTATGAAAGCTTATGAAGCTACAACAAATCCTGCATTTAATCATGCAGACAAAGCTTTAGATAAAGCAAAAATTACAGAAAGCATAACTGATAGTTTCAATGGATGGTTTGATGAAATGACATTAGACAGTCCTTTTAGTGGTCTTTATTTTATTAATGCTGAAGATGAATCAGAGTTTTTAGTAGCTGAAAATAGAAGGTTTAGATGGGAAGATGTTAACATGAGTATGCTACAGCAAAGAGCCATTATGACTGCCATGACAATGTACAAGTCTGGTTCAATGAAATTAGAAGACGCAGTTAAATATGGAATTGAAGAAGTTGTTTCTAGACATACTTTAATTGATGGAGTTATGGTTAACAATTCATCTTTTCCAAATGTTTCACGTCAAACATTTACAGAAAACAGTAGATATGTTGCTAAACAATTCGCAAAAGTTTGGATGGATAAATACAAAGATGAAGGAAGACTTGATAGTTTCTTTGAAGAAGGTGCATTTAATCCGTTTAAAGCAAATGAATCTGGACAATTAAAACACTACGCTAAAGATTTAGTTATGAGACCATTTAAAAGTGGGTTCTTTGTCTTAACAGAAAAAGACAATGGTTTACCTGTAACTACACCAGATGGAGACTTTGTAGTGTTAAGTACAAAAGATTTTATTATGGATGATGGTAAGTTAGCTGAGTCCAAATTGAATAAAAAAGATTTAAACATTATTTTAAAGAACTCTGAAATGATGAAAGAATTAAATTTAGATGTTCAATCAAAAGTAAACAAGAAGGATAAATAAACATGAATGAAGAATGGGTTGACTTTTTAATTGAAAAACTTGCCGAACACGAAGGCACGGAAGGTAGAAAAGTCGCTATAGAAGGTGGAGGAGGAACTAGAGGTTATGGTATTACACAAATAGCTGATGGTCTAAAAAACTTTTTAAGTTTTAATAACTTAAATGCTGACGAAATGTCAGACAAAGATTTAGCTAGACAAATTGTTCTTTACAATGCTGAACAAATGAAAAAAGACATAGGTGAAGAAACTTGGAATAGTCTTCCGAACTCTATGAAAATGATAGCTTCTGACCAATATTATAATGCAGGAAAATTATTTCCAGGTTTTAAAAGAGATTTAGTTAATGGAGATTATGAAGCAGCATTAAAAAATACTTTAGATATAGTTTTAGCTAATGACCCTAAAACAGGACAAAAAGGTATTTTAAATGGTTTAATTAATAGAAGAATAGATTGGTATAATATTGCAGCTCAAGAATTAGGAATTAATACAATAAATAATTTTAATGTAAATGATTCCGTTGTTGAAGGAAAACAAACAGCAATAAATTATAATTATTCGGATGGAAGTTCTTTTGTTATTGACAGTGCTTCTAATATGCACAGCGCATCGCTAAAAAAAACTGACACAAGTCTAATTGATAATCAGTTAAAAGCAGACGCTTTAAAAATGGATGGCACAATTCCAGAAATTATGCTTAATCCATACATAGATGATGAAGCTAAAACAGAAATTGTTGCAAACGAAGTAGACAATGCTTTAGGTGCAGAAACGTTTGACGCTATTACGGACACAGTTAGTAATGTAGCAAACAGTGTAACTGAATATGTATTGCCTTCTACTAGGTCAGAAGAAGAAAAACAAAATGAAAGTATCGTTGCAAAAGATTTTATCGACTCATTAGAAGCCCCACAAATGTGGGATATAGATTATACACGTCCCTATGACAAAGAAGATTTACTTTATTTAGAACAAAAACAAGAAACAACTGCTAAAGAATTAGAAAACAAATACACCTGGTTAGAAGAACAAGGTGCAGCCTATCAACAAGAATGGATGGGAACAAATTTATGGGAACAGTTTAGTATTGAAAAATTAAAACCAGACCCAGACTTTGTTTTAACTCAAGAAAATTTAGATAGATACACTGAAGGTTTACCAGATAATTTTAGAGAAGAATTTGCTTATGCACACAGTGAAGCACACGCAATGCAAATTAGGTCTCAGCTTTTAGAACATTTAGAAATGGAAGAAAGAATTTATTCTGATGGTCAATTCTCTGGAACAATGAAAAGATTATTGGCTGCGTTTACAGACCCAATGGCTTATGCAGCAATCATAGGTTCAGAAGGTTTATTAGCGCCAGTAGTAGTTTTACAAAAAATGGGAAGAGTTGGTCGAATATTAAAAAGAGGTATAGCCGGTGGAGCTTCGTTTGGAGTTATTGAAGGTTATCTAGCTTCTCAAAGACCAGACTTAGATGTTGATGATGTTATGCACGGTATACTTACTGGTGCATTTTTAGGTGGTTTATTTGGTATTAAAAAACCAAGAGTTAAATCAGATAGTTTTACTAAGATGTATAAAGATGGATTAGATGAACAAAATGCAAAATTAAATCCACCTGACCCTAAAAATCCAAATCCTTCAAAAGGAGGTACACCGTTAGTTACACCAGATAATCCTAATCCTGTAAAAGCAGATGGAACTAGAGTTTTTGATGATGTGTACAATGAAACTTATGACATGGCATTGGCTACAACTAAAAGAAAAGACGGTAGATTTGAAATAGCATTAAACAGAACAAACAACGGAGATGATGAAGTAATTATGCAAGTTAATAAAGACGGAACAGTCGAAGTAAGGAAATGTAAATAATGGGAAAAAAAGTATGTAACTGGAATGAAGCTACTGACTCAATAACATTTGAAGATATAAATACTGCAAATGAATATGTCAGAGGTAAAATGTTTGAATTTAATATTTTACGAGACGCTGATTTAACACCTGAATCTTTTGCAAGAATGATAAAATTTGATTTTCATGCTGCCATGGCTTCAACCATGAGTAACAAAATGAGAAAAATGGGAAATCTATTAGTTAGAGACGCTACACCTAAAAAAGGTGACATTGCTTACACAAGAGAAACTACAGTCTCAGAAGTTAAAGACATGAATGTAGATAGACAAATTATGTTATATAATATTGCTCACACATCTTTAGGTAAACAATGGTTAATGGAACAAAAAAGTTTAGGACAATATAAAGGACTTTTTGGTGGACCAGGATTTAATAATTTAAGAGTTAGAAATGTTTTTAATGATTTAGTAGGTAGAAGAATTAGAGGTGAAACTATTGCATTAAATGAAATTGGATATGCTACAGAAAAAAGCAGAGAATTAATTCAAAAAATGGCTGACACACAAGCTAAAATGTTAAATGAACAATTACAAATGCTTAAAATAACTGGAGTCCAAGGTGCTGAAAATATTGCAGATAATCTTAATTATTTAAACAGAGTACACAGTCCAATTAAATACGATAAAATTTTATCAACACCAGGAGGAAAATCATATCTTACAAACTTTTTAGTTAAAGCTATGAATGACGCTGATGAGGTTATGCTTAAAGGAAGAAAACAAAAACCTTTAACTCAAGCACAAAAAGTTACTATTGCAGAAAATTTGATTGATATAGTAGGACGTTCAAGATTTTCTAGAGGTGGAGTTAATTTAGATTTTATTGTTACTTCTATGCAAAAAAGAGAAACATTAAGAAGTGCTTTAAGAGACCACACAAACATGAAGCCTGATGAAATTGATAATATGATTAATAAAATATTTAAAGTTAAACCAGGTCAAACTACAGAAGGTGGTGCGTCTTATTTAAAAAGAAGAATTAGATTTAATGAAGGTTTTACTGACGGTAAAACAAACTTTTCAGATTTATTAGAAAATAATGCTGAAGGATTATTTTTAAATTATACACATAGTGCAATGGGTGATGTAGCTTTAGCACACAAAGGAATTAAATCTCATGGCGATTTTGTAAGATTAAGAGATGAAATAGTAAAAGATTATGACACTAGTCAAATTAATAAACCTGGATGGAAAGGTAGATTGGCTAAGTGGAGAATGGAAAATGAATTAGACGCTTTAGATATGGCTTATGATTTTATTAAAGGTAGACCATTAGCACTTGACCCTGCAAGTCCAGGTGCAACAGCAGGTCGTTTTATTCGTAAATTAAATTATTCAAGGGTTATGAACCAAGTAGGTTCTGCCAATATGTCAGAGATGGGAAACCTTACTGGACTTGTTGGTTGGAAAGCTGCAATGGAAAATATTCCAGAATTAAGAAGAATGATGAAACGTTTAGAAAACGGTGAACGTTCAGATGAATTTATAAAAGAAATAGATGAAACTTTAGGTGGTGTAGGTAATCACTCAGTTATTCAACAAGTTACAAATAGATTAGATGACTTTGGAAGTGATATGGCACCGGACGCTGTAACTACAGCAGAAAATAGATTAGACCAATTAAACAGATTTACTAACACTTGGTCTGGACAATTTATGAGTACGTCTGCAATGCAAATTGTAACTGTTTCTCAAATGACACAAAACTTTGCAAAACACGCAATGGGAAAAGGTGTTGTACCTTTTAGTAAAATGCGTTTTGGTAAAAATAGAATGTCAGACAAACAGATTGAAGCAAGAATGAATGACGCAGGAATTAGTCCTACAATGTTAAAGAAAATTTTAAACGAATTTAAAACTCATACAAAATTTGTAGATGGAGAATTAGGTACAAAAATAGCAAGAACAAATTTCGATAAATGGGCTAGTGAAACTAGAGCAACATATATTATGGCTATGAGAAGAATTGCTCATAGAGTTGTACAACAAGCTGATATAGGTGAAAGAGCATACTTTGGATATTTAAAATCTATTGGAATGAATGCAGACGGACACTTAGGTCAAATAGCATATCAGTTTAGAAGTTTTATGTTTACATCTTGGGCTAAACAATTTTTGTATGGTTTAAAGATGAGAGACGCTATTGTGTTTGACCAATTTATGAACTCAATGTTATGGGGTGGAATGATGTTTGCAGCTCAAACTTCAGTTGTTGGATTAGCACACCCAAATCAAAAAGAATTTTATGATAGAAGATTAAATCCAGAAACAATTGCGAAGGCAGCATTTCAAAGAGCTGCGTTTGCTTCTATATTACCAATAGGTGCTAACACGGTTAATAGTATGTTTAGTGATAATCCTATATTTGGATATAGAACTAGTGGACTTGATACTAACATAATAACTGGAAACCCAACGTACTCTTTAATATTTCAAAAGTTTATACCAACTATGAAAGCAATATCGCAATCTACGTTTAATCCAGAAAGAACGTTCTCTCAAGCAGACGGACAGAAAGCTATAGGAATACTCCCTTATCAAAACTTATGGGGATTACAAAACTTTCTAAGAGCATTGACTAGTCATTTACCAGAGAACCGTCAAACAGACGCAAATTAAAACAATAAGTACCCATATTAGAAGAAGAAAAGGAGTGTATAAATGGCAAATTCATTTGTAAGATACACAGGAAATGGTTCAACCACACAATATGCAGTAAGTTTCTCATATCGTGACCAGGCTGACATTACTGTAACAATTAATGGTGTAGCTACAACTGCTTTTACTTATAACTCAGCAGGAACTCAAATCACATTTTCTTCACCACCGGCTAATTTAAGTGCTATTGAAATACGAAGAACTACAAGTCAAACTTCAAGATTAGTTGATTATGCGGCAGGTTCAGTTCTAACTGAAAACGATTTAGATACTGACTCAAATCAAGCTTTCTTTATGTCACAAGAAGCTATTGATGACGCAGGCGATGTAATCAAACTAAACGCAGCAAATTTTCAATGGGATGTACAAAATAAAAGACTTACTAATGTTGCAGACCCAGTAGACAATACTGATGGCGTTAACAAACAATTTATTTCAAGCAACTTACCAAACATTACGACAGTAGCAGGTATATCTGGAAACGTTACTACTGTTGCAGGAATTTCGGCTAATGTTACTTCAGTAGCAACTAATTCTGCAAACATTAATACAGTAGCAACTAACATAGCTAATGTTAATACAGTGGCTTCAGATATTGCTAAAGTAATTGTAGTAGCTAATGATTTAAACGAAACAGTTTCAGAAATAGAAACTGCGGCGTTAGACTTACAAGAAACAACTTCAGAAATAGACACAGTTTCAAACAATATTGCTAACGTAAATACTGTTGGTACTAATATATCAAATGTTAATACTGTAGCAGGAATATCATCAAATGTAACTACTGTTGCAGGAGATAGTGCTGACATTCAAACTTTAGCGGCTATAACAAATTTAGGAACACTAGCTTCCAATGCTACAAATATTAACACTGTTGCTACAAATATTGCTAATGTAAATACAGTTGCAGGAAATAATACAAATATAAATACTGTAGCTGCAAACAATACAAATATTTCAACAGTTGCAAATGCAAATTCTAACATTACAACTTTAGCACCAATTTCAGCAAACATTACGACAGTTGCAGGAATATCTTCGGATGTTACTTCAGTTGCTAACAACAACGCTAATGTAACGACTGTAGCAGGCTCAATAACAAACGTAAATAATGTTGGTGGTTCTATTGCAAACGTTAATAGTGTTGCTTCAAATTTATCTGGAGTAAACTCTTTTGCAGAAAGATACAGAATTGCAAGTTCAGCGCCCTCATCAAATAATGATGTTGGAGATTTATATTTCGATTCTACGGCAAATGAACTTAAAGTTTACAAAAGTTCTGGGTGGGCTGCGGCAGGTAGCACAGTCAATGGCACAGCAAACAGGTTTGAGTACACTGCAACAGCAGGTCAAACCACATTTACTGGTGCAGATACAAATTCAAAAACTTTGGCGTATGACGCAGGGTTTATAGATTGTTATTTGAATGGTGTAAAATTAGCAAATGCTGACTTTACTGCAACTTCAGGTACAAGTGTAGTATTAGCAAGTGGTGCAAGTGTTAATGATATTTTAATGGTTGTTGCTTACGGCACATTCCAATTAGCTAACATATCAATTAAAGATTTAACAGATACACCTTCAGGATTTGGTACAGCAGGACAAGCTCTTGTTATGAACAGTTCAGCAAATGGATTAGAATTTTCTAATGCTTCTTCAGCAGAAGTTTATGGTTTTGAAAAATATTACAATCCATCTACTTTAGTTAAAACAGTAACAGATAGTGGTGGTAAATATTATATAGATGGTGTTCAACAAGATACTTTAGAATTATACGAAGGTAATACTTACATATTTAATCACCCTGCATCACACCCATTTAGATTTTCTACAGATAGTAATAACTCAAATGCTTACACTACAGGTGTTACTGTAAATTCTTCAACACAAGTTACAATCGTTGTAGCTAGTGATACACCTACACTTTATTATTATTGTTCGTCTCACTCAAATATGGGTGGACAAGCAAACACACCAACACCTGCAAATAATGCAGTTAGATATATTACGACCAATCAAGGTCAAGATAACATCACCGAAAGTCAATATGCCAACTTTGATGATGTTTTATTTAGTGCTTCAGGCTTTGTCTTTAGCATTAATACAAATGGCAATTTAATATCAACAATATAAGGAAACAAATATGGCAACAATCAATCTGGGTGCTATCAAATTTAACTGGAAGGGTGCTTACAATAGTAGCACAACCTACGCTGTTGATGATGTAGTTTCATCAGGTGGAAATAGTTATGTTTGTATTCAAGCCCATTCAAATCAAGCAGTAGGCAACGCAACAGCTTACTGGAATATAATGAGTTCAAAAGGTACTGACGCAGACTTACTAAACATTTCAAGTACAGCACAAGGCGACATCTACTATAACAATGGTAGTGCAATCGCTAGACTTGGTGCAGGAACAAGTGGTCAAGTTTTACAAACTGGTGGCTCTGGTGCTAATCCTAGTTGGACTACAGTTTCAACAGAAGTTGTTAATACAACAATGAACGCATTTCAAGACGCAGTTAATGCAGGAGATAGAAGAAGAAATCCTTATATTTGGACAAGATATAATACTGCTGTTACAGTTACAGATGCAAATAATTATTTCTTATGGGAAGTAAATGGATATACTAATCACGACAACCACCCTGCAGGTTCAGTAGAGGTTCAAGAAGATAGTGGTTCTTTTGTAAATGCTTATAACAAAAGCACATTAACTGGTACTGCAATAGTTCAAGCTAATGGACAAAGTTCGTGGGGAAGTAATGACCATTTATCAAGATACCCACACATGAGATTTGATACAGCAGTTAATACAAATAATAATTATGCTCAACCATCTTCTGCTCAAGGTATTTATAAACCAACTGGAACACCAACTACTCTAAATTTTAGAGTTAGCTTTTGGTCAGAAAATAGTACAAGCAATTTAATAATTGGTGCTAATCCAAGTGGGGGTAGTTCACATGGTTGTGCACCTATATCTTACCTTAAAATAACAGAAATAAAAGCATAGGAGTAAATTATGGCAACACAAAGTAATATACAAAAAGCAATAAACTTATTAGCAAAAGAACAAGATAGCGAAATAAGATGGTCGTTTTCTCATATTATTACTAATCAAACTGATTTAGATAATATTGATGTTGAAGATGATAAAGCATTTACTTTTACTTTTGCAGATGTTGAAACAAAAGCAGATGAATTAGATACTGCTGATGACGCAAAAGTAGATTTAAAAGCTAGTGCTAAAGCAAAGTTAATTGCAGGTGAAGCATTAACTGAAGATGAAGCTAACACAATAGTTCTTTAATAAATAATTAAAATCGTAGGAGAAAACTAAAATGACAAAAGCTAGAGATATAGCTGACTTTAAATTTGAAGATATAGTAGATACTGGTACTGAGGGTACTAAAGTAGCTTCAGGTACTACAGCACAGCGTGGCTCTACTACAGGTCAATGGCGATATAATACTACTACAGGATTTTTTGAAGGAAGAAATGCTAGTGGTACTTTTTCAACTTTAGAACCTACACCTACAATTATTTCTACAGATGTTACAGAAATAGCTACTGCAACTGGTGGTAATGTTACTATTAGAGTGACAGGAACAAACTTTACTTCTGGTGGCACAATTAAATTTGTTGCCAATGACAGTTCTGAAATAACTGCTTCTACTTCAACATTTGTAAATACTTCAAACTATGATGCAGTTATAGCAAGAAGTTCTTTTCAAAATTCTAAAGAACCTTATGATGTAAAATATATCTCACAAAGTGGATTATCAGCAGTATTAGAAGATAACATTAATGTAGACAATGCACCAAGTTGGAGTACATCAGCAGGAACAGTAGCAACTATTTCAGACCAAGCTACAGGCACACACGCAACACTTTCTGCAACAGACGCAGATGGTGATACAGTTTCTTATTCTGAAACTGGTGCAACAAATATTACAGGTGCAGGATTATCATTAAATAGTTCTTCAGGTGTAATATCTGGCAACCCAACAGATGTTTCAAATTCAACAACAGTTTCATTTACAGGTAGAGCAACAGCAGGTAGCAAAACAACTGATAGAGCATTTAATATAATTATAGACCCATACAGAGATGTTTATTTTGGAATACTAGGTGCAGGTGGTGGAGGTGCAGGTAGACAATCTTCATCATATCAAGGAAGTTTAAATGTTCAAGGTAGAGGTGGTGCAGGTTCATTCGTAGAAGCTGTTTACGCAATAAAATTAGGAACAACTATTTACACTTATGTTGGTCATTATGGTCAATCTGGTCAAAGTGGTTCTTCTGGTGGTGCTGTCAATGCCTATGGTGGTAATGGTAGAGGTGGTGGTAGTAATGACACCTCTGGAGAAGGTGGAGATTTTTCTGGAATATTTACAGCTAACGCAGTCACACAAACTAACGCATTAATAATTGCAGGTGGTGGTGGTGGAGGTGCAGGTAGACCACATGGTTCAGGTGGAAATCAGGATGCTATGCAGAATGGTGGTGGACAAATTGAAAATTCCTCTACTGGCGAAGGCAACGATGGTACTAGAGGTAATAACACACCAACTCACTCACATGGTGGTGACAGAGGTGGTCAAGGTGGTCAACAAAATGGTGGTGGTGTTGCAGGTACAGCAGATTCAAGTTCAAATAATAACGGACAAGCAGGTTCAGCATTACAAGGTGGTAATGGTTCAAGTTGTAGCAATTGGGGTAATGGCGGCGGCGGAGGAGGAGGTTTCTTCGGTGGCGGCGGCGGTCAAGATGATGGTGATAACTGGGGTGGCGGCGGCGGAGGCGCAGGTTCATCTTTTGTAAGAGGTGGTATTACTAACTATAGTACGTCTGCTTTTAATTCAGTTACAGCAACAGGAATTACTTATCAATCACACACATTTAGAACAGCAGTATGGGGTTATGATGGTGGTACTACTAATAATAGTGTAGACGCAAATGTTATGTATACTACATACAACTTTAGTTCTTTTGGTTCTGGTAATGGAACAAATGGATTAGGTGGTAGAGAAAACTCATCATATCCTGCGGCGGGTCAAGATGGTGGGCATGGTTTAGTATTTTATAGAGTAGGTAATTCTGGTTCTTACACTAGATTAACTTCTACAAATACAAGTGGAAACTTAACAAGTTTAACTATTTCATAATGCCTAGAAAAAAGATTACACCAAAAGAATTTAGCGAAATCGCTACTGGGGTTAGACTTTCATCACATGAAAAACTTTGTGCTGAACGAATGAATAACATTCTTAAAAGCATAGATGAAATGAAAAGAGAAATTAAGTCGTTAAGACAAGATGTTTCTATGGGTAAGGGTGGACTTAAAGTTATCCTTGCTATTGGAACATTAATTGTTGGAATTATAGGTTTCTTTCAGTTTAAATGAAATATCTATTAGTGCTGTATATGTGCAGCATGAATACTGGACAATGTCCTTCTCATACATACGCAGGTTATCAATTTAATAATCATTATGATTGCGTCATGAATGGATATGCAGTTGCTCAAACTACATTTAAACAATTAGAAGAAAATTTAGAATGGGACAAAGAATATATTAACGAAAACAAAATAGTTATTAAATTTGAATGTCGTGCAATTAAAGTGGAGAATATATAATGGGATTACCAATATTAAAATTATTAACGTTTGGTGCTAAAACAGCAGTAAACATTTATCAAACAAAAAAAGAAACAAAGCAACTCGAAGCAGTAGCAGAGAGAAACCATGTAGAAAGGATGGTCAAAGGTGAAGTCGAATATAAGAAAGCTGTTATCGCTAGTAATGATAATGGTTGGAAAGATGAATTCGTCTTGGTTCTTATATCCATTCCTATTATTCTATTGGCTTACTCTGTTTTCTCTGACGACCCTAACATACGTGCTAAACTAGATATTTTCTTTGAGTATTTTTCTAATATGCCTTTTTGGTATCAGGGATTATTCATAGGAGTAGTTGGCTCAATTTATGGTCTTAAAGGTGTTGACTTAATGAAAAGGAAATAATGAAAATTTCAGAAAACACATCAGTTGCTATGCCAATTAAAAACATGATTGGTATTGTTATAGCAGTAGCAATGGGTGTATTTGGATATACAGAAGTTACAGCAAGATTAACAAGTTTAGAAACTTCAAGAGAACTATTTGAAAACGATTTGTTAAAAAAATCTGAGCAAGTTCCTACGGACCAGGAACAACATTTTTTAATTGAGGATTTGTACAAGTCTGTAGAAAAAATGGAAGAAACTCAAGAAATGAACATGACTAATAAAGTCAACATAGAATTTTTAAGAGAACAGTTAGATAAAGCACTAGCTGATATAGAAGAATTAAAAGATAAAGTAAGAAGAAACGGTAACGGAGGACATTAATGACAGAGTTGGTAATAGCTTTACTTATGATAGTAAACGGAGAGATTAATGAAGCTAGAATACAAACGTCAATGTCAGAATGTTTAAAAGGAAAAAGAATTGCTATGCGTAGTAATACAGGAAATAATATTCAGTACCAGTGCATAAAGTCAATGGCTGAACTTGAGTCAAATATTGACGGCAGCAAATCAATTAAAAAATTAATTTTAGAATAAGGAGAACAAATGATAATATACGGAGAAACTTTTACACAATGGAAAAACCATTTTGTAACTTGGGCTAAAGATAACAAAAAGAAAGTCATAGCTTTTGTTATTTGGTCAGCAATATTACTAGCAATCTAATGTCTGACAAACCAAATTCGTTTGAAGCGAAAACTAAAGTTCTACCAAAACTTTTAGTAGACAAAGCATACGAGATGTTAACAAGTGGAGACAAGTTAACAGCTAGTGAATTAAAGGTTTGTTTAGATACTTGCAAAACTTATGGAGTAGAAGTAGATGAACAACCTAAGAATAGTATCACAGACGATTTACCATTTGACGAAAACTAACATACGATGGATAGGATTTATTCTAGCTGCAATGTCAGTAGGAATATTATCTAGTACAATATTACGATTACAATGGTTTGGATGGTTTATAGGCGCAATATCTTGCACTATATGGATTATGATATCCTATAAGGACCAGGACAAACCAAGAACTCTTATGGAGTGTATGTATTTAGGTCTATCCGTCTACGCTTGTTATAATTGGTTTAATTATGAATAGAAAAACACCAGAAATAGAGCCAAATGTAAAAAACTTTAAAAATTTTTTATATCTTGCTTGGCAACACTTAAATCTACCCAATCCAACACCTATACAATACGATATAGCAGATTATCTGCAAAATGGTTCTAAACGTATAGTAATAGAAGCTTTTAGAGGAGTAGGTAAATCTTGGATTACATCAGCTTTTGTATGTCATCAACTTTTACTTAACCCTCAAAGAAATATTCTAGTTGTATCTGCTAGTAAAAACAGAGCAGATGACTTTAGTACATTTACACAAAGACTTATAAGTGAAATGCCTTTGTTACACCACTTAAAACCTAGGGATGACCAACGTCATTCTAAAGTTTCTTTTGATGTTGCACCGGCTAGAGCGTCACACGCACCTTCAGTAAAATCTTTAGGTGTTACATCGCAATTGACTGGTTCACGTGCCGATTTAATTATCGCAGATGACGTAGAGTCAGCTAATAACTCTCAAACACAATTAATGAGGGACAGGCTAGGTGAGACCGTAAAAGAATTTGACGCTATCATCAAACCTGAAGTAGGACGTATTGTATTCCTAGGTACACCTCAAACAGAAATGAGTTTGTATAATGACTTGGAAGAAAGAGGATTTCGAACAAGAGTATGGACGGCTTTATATCCTACACCAACGCAACAGATTAATTTAGGTGGTAAATTAGCACCAACAATAACTGAAGCGTTAAAGAAAGATAAAAAGTTAGAAGGTAAACCTACAGACCCACAAAGATTTGATGAAGTAGACTTAATGGAACGTCAAGCTTCTTATGGTCGTAGTGGTTTTGCATTACAGTTTATGTTAGATACAACTCTAAGTGATTTAGAGAAATATCCACTTAAACTAAACGACTTAATTGTCGTATCTGGTTTATCTACATGGAAGGAAGCCCCTGCAAAGATACAATGGGCTTCTTCTACAGACCAAATTAAGAATATAGACAGTGAGCTGCCTAATGTCGGACTTAAAGGTGACTATTACGTTGCACCTATGTATATGTCCGAAGAATACGCACCATTTGAAGGTTCAGTTATGGCAATTGACCCTGCAGGACGTGGTGCTGACAGAACAGGCTTTGCTGTAGTTAAAATGCTTCACGGTATTTTATACGTAACAGCTTGTGGTGGACTTATAGGTGGTTATAGTGACAGTACGCTTGAAGAGCTTAGTACAATAGCTAAACACCAAAAGGTTAACTATGTAGTAATTGAGTCTAACTTTGGTGATGGAATGGCAACAGCCCTT